ATGGGGTCGCCCCGTTCGCGAGATAATCCGGTGACGGAGACGGACGCGAAGGCGCAGGGCGGTCAGAAGGACGGCTCCGTGGCGGCCGATCACCAGGCCTTGGCGCTGGTGCATAGGGCCGGCGACAGCAGCGAAATCCCTGCCGGAAGTCTCTGATGACAAACAGACTTCGCGCCCATAGCCTGGCGCAATGTCGAACGGGCCCTGGACGGATGAAGAGAACGATCTGATCGTCGCGGATTACTTCGCGATGCTGGCCGACGACATCTCCGGGCGCCGCTACAGCAAGGCCGAGCATCGCCGAGCGCTGCTGCCGCTGCTGAAAGACCGGTCCGAGGGGTCCGTCGAGTTCAAGCACCAGAATATCAGCGCGGTGCTGAAGGGGCTCGGCGAGGACTGGATCCCCGGTTACAAACCCGCGTTCAACTTCCAGATGACCTTGGTGGATGCCGTGGCGCGGTGGCTGGCGCTGAACCCGGCTTGGCTCGGGCGCGAACCTGGCCTGCAACCCGCAGGCGGTTTGCGCGAGGCGGTGCAGATCTGGGTGGGGCCGCCGCCGACGCTGTCGAACCAGCCGCCGCCGCAGGAGCTGGAGCAGATGCTGCACATCGCCCGCAAGTTCGACGTGGCGGGCCGGGATGAGCGCAACCGAGCCCTCGGCCGCGCGGGAGAGGAACGTGTGCTGGCGCATGAACGGGCGTCTCTACGCTTGGCGGGACGGGACGATCTGGCGCGCAAGGTGCGCTGGGTGTCGGAGGAGGATGGCGATGGCGCGGGCTACGACATCGCGAGTTTCGGGCCGGACGGCCGGACACGGCTGATCGAGGTCAAGACGACGAACGGATGGGAGCGCACGCCCTTCCACATCACCCGCAACGAACTGGCCGTGGCCGAGGAGCGTCGGTCGGAATGGCGTCTGTTCCGCCTGTGGAATTTCTCACGCGAGCCGAAGGCGTTCGAACTGCATCCGCCGCTGGACGCGCATGTCTCGCTGACGGCGACGACGTTTCAGGCAAGCTTTCACTGAGGATCAGTCGAACACCCGTTCCGGCTGTTCGTGCCACGGCAGGGCCGCGACGTCGGTTAGTTTCAACAGGGTCACGGCGGGCACCTCGCGCTTGTAGACCAGTCGCTTGAGGACACCCGGCGCGAGATAGGCGAGCCGCAGCTGGCGGCTGACATGGCGTTCGGCCAGCCCAACGGCTTTTGCCAGATCGGTGACCGTATTGAACTCGCCAGCTTCCATGCGCCGCCGCCAGCCCCACGCCCGACCAATGGCGCGCAGGATATGCGGATCCTGCGTCCGGTCTTCGCTGGGCAGATAGGTGGCGGGCGGCATAATCTTCGGCCGCCCGTTCTGCTTGCGGACCTTGAGCGGCACGAAGATCCGGAGGGACTCGTCCAGGTTCATCATTCCGCCGCCACCTTCTTTCGTGGCGCCATCATGTCGCGCATGACGCCCGAGACGCCTTCGGTCCGGACATCTATGACCAGCCCCTCGGACGTCACGGTGACCCGGCGCACCAGCAACTGCACGATCCGGGTCTGCTCCGCAGGGAACAGCTGGCCCCAGACGTCGTCGAACGTCTGCAGCGCGGAAATCACGTCGGCCTCGGCGAAGGCGTGACCCTCGCGCGCTATGTGGGCGATGACCTGTGCCGTGATCGACGGGGCGCGCATCACCCGCCGCAACTCGGTCACCACGGCCGCTTCCACGAGGTCGGCAGGAAGACGGCGCGGGATGCCCGCATCGCTGGGTTCGCGATTCTTGATGACGTCCATCGAGACGTAGTACCGGTATCGCCGCGCGCCCTTCTTCGTGCTGCTCGGGGTCATGGCGGCGCCCGTAGCCGTGAAGATCAGTCCCTTAAGCAGCGCGGGCGCCTGCGCGCGGGTGTTGTTGGCGCGCTTTCGCGGGTTCTGCCGCAAGATGGCATGGACCTGATCCCACAGCTGCGCGTCGATGATAGCCTGATGCTCGCCGGGATAGGCCTTGCCCTTGTGGACGGCGTCGCCGCGATAGACGCGGTTCACCAGCACCCTGTAGAGATATCCCTTGTCGACCAATGTGCCCTGCTTGTTGCGGAGCCCTTTGCGGCGCAGTTCGCGCGCCAGCACGGTCGCTGAGCCGACCTCGACGAACCGTTCGAAGATGCCGCGCACGGTGGCGGCCTCTTCCTCGTTCACCACGAGTTTGCGGTCCTTCACATCGTACCCGAGCGGGACATAGCCGCCCATCCACATCCCCTTCATGCGGGAGGCGCGGACCTTGTCGCGGATGCGCTCGGCCGTGACCTCGCGCTCGAACTGCGCGAAGCTGAGCAGGATGTTCAGCGTCAGGCGCCCCATGGACGTGGTGGTGTTGAAGGACTGCGTGACCGACACGAAGGTCACGCCGTTGCGGTCGAAGACCTCAACCAGCTTCGAGAAGTCCATGAGGGATCGCGACAGTCGGTCGATCTTGTAGACCACGACGACATCGATCAGGCCGTCTTCGATGTCTGCCAGAAGCTGCTTGAGACCGGGCCGTTCCAACGTTCCGCCCGAGATGCCGCCGTCGTCATATTGATCGCGGACCAGCACCCAGCCCTCGGAACGCTGGCTGGCGATGTAGGCCTCGCAGGCCTCTCGTTGGGCGTGCAGGCTGTTGAACTCCTGCTCCAGCCCTTCCTCGGACGACTTCCGCGTGTAGATAGCGCAGCGCTGGCGGCGGACGGGATTTGGACGCTGCTCCATCAATCATTCCCCCGCTTTCGTTCGCGCAACCCGAAGAAGCGGTAGCCATTCCAGCGCGTTCCGGTGATCGCCCGCGCTATCGCGGACAGGGATTTGTAGGGGCGGCCCTGCCACTCGAAACCGTCCCGCAAGACCGTGATCGTGTGCTCGACCCCGTTCCATTCGCGGATCAGCCTCGTGCCGACCACGGGATTGCGAGGATCGGCGATCTGGCTCTTGCGCGTCAGGGTGCCGCCGACCTCGTCGGCCAGCAGGTCAAGCATGCGTCGGGTTTCGCGATCAGGACCGCCATACGACAGTTCCTGGATGCGGTAGGCCAATCGGCTCTCGAGGAACGCCCGGCTGTTGTTCGGCGCCGCCGTGGCAAAGATCGTCTGCCACTCTGACTTCAGCTGGGTGACGGACATGGACTTCAACGCGGCCAGGCGCGCGGGGATGGGATCGGGCTTCGTCATGCGTTTCTCCGGTGAGTTGGAGTTGCATGACGGCATTGGTCTTCGGGATAGTGTAGGCAACGTTCTCCAGTATTATCAGATACTTCGCGTCCATTCTGCCCGAGCAGCCGAACCAGCCCGAGCGCCAGCAGGCCGCAAAGCTCGGCGCGGCGCTCGGAGGCGGTCATCTGGTCGGGAGGGAGCGGGTTCGGGCGTCTCATGTCTCGGTAGCCGTGTTCGATGGTGTCGTTACCGATCAAAAGCCACCCAGCCGCCCCCGACGGGACATCTCAGCTGAACGAGATGAGTGAATGCGAACAGGAGGGGAACATCAGGGCTTGCCGATCACGGATTTGTCCATGATCATCGGGAGTTGAATCAAGCGAGAGCAGTTGTTCGATGAGGTGAGTTCATGCCGTGCAAAGCAAGCCCGATCTGTCCCCGTATTTCGGCGCTGATCGAGGACGCGCGCGTGAATCTTGCCCTAACGATTCTCTCGGCCCGGGAGGGCGGTGTTAGTCAACTCGGCCCCCTGAGGCGACGTCGCGGTGTCGAGCCCCGAGCTAGGCACTACGGTCGCGATCTATAGTTCAGCTCAGTATTTTCGGAGATTTATATGGTACGCGCCCCGGCCAGAACTTGCCCCAATCTTTCTCGGCTATTCGACGATGCAGAGCCGGAACTGCTGTCCGGCTTCCTCAAGAGCAAGGCTTTCGAGAGGCTGAGCTGGCTCGCGCCCTACAGGTTCGACCCCGAGAATCCGGACGGTCCGTCGATGCCAGAAATATGCTGCCCCAGGAAAAGAAGGACCGGCTGGGGCCTCTCGAAGCTGAAGCTGCCCGGATCGTCACAATCGCAAGCGACCGTGGCGAGTATGTCCTCGAAGGTCTCGCCAAGACCACGCTCGAACCCGAGCGCGCCAAGGAACTTCTGAACCGGCGGGACAAGCTTGCGCGAAGCCTGTGGGCTTACGCCTACGAACACGGCTTATTTGAAGCGGCGGAGAACAGCCTGCACCTGCGTCTCTACCGGCGCTACGACAAGCACTACCAGACCTTCATGGCCGAGCCTTCGGTCGATGGGGGCCCCGACGCCGGCAGTGCATTGCTCGACGAGCTTCTAGTCGACCTCAACAAGCGTCTCGATCGCGGCGACGGCTACAGCATCGACAAGTTCGACATCCCCGAGGACCGCGATGAACCGGCGGCGGAGATGTACCTGCTGTTCCATCCCGATCCCCCCACGAGCGTTCGGGAGATCGATGACGATGGCAATCGGTCGAGCATCTATTTTCGGCCGCCTGGAGAGGCGATGATCGTCTACACGCCATCGACTGGGCGGGTCCATGTCCGTGCAGGCAACCGAAAGCTCAGGCACACAGTTGCCGAACGCTTCATCGAGACTGCCCTCGAGCAGACTTACTCCAACCAGCCCGTCGACTTTCAGGCTTACGACATTTCGCAGTTCCTGCGGGGGCTCGATCTTGAACCGCCAGAACTCGACGACGTGGCGATCGACCGCGCGCAGGTGATCCGCGCCGACATCAGCATCGGCAATCTCGCCAACCGCCTTTCGCTTTCCACCACGATCGACCAGGACATCTCGGAGATCATCGACAGCCAGCCGGGCCTTCCGAGGGTTTTCGAGCGAGCGCTCGCAATCCGTTTTGTCGAAATTGCGGTCCGGTACTCCCGCGCGGGACGGGATGAGGCGCAAACCCTCAACTTCACGCTCACCGACCGCAACACGAGCAGCCTTCTCAGCATCGACGACCCGTTCGAGCGTGTTCTGGGGCATCGGTTGCTCAGACACTGGAACATCCTTCGTGATGGTCGCGCACCGGGCGATGAGGAGAGCATGGCGGTCATGCCCGCCTTGCTGGCCATCTGGGACATCGGAGCTGAGAGGGTCACCGGTGCATGGCTCCAAGCTCGTGGTGTCGATCCTGGCCTCCTGACCGATCTGGGTTTCCTCGTGCCCGCCGGCTGGGAGGGGGACGACCTGATCGATGATGAAGACGAGGTCGGACCGGTCGCAGCCGAAGTGGTCGTTCGGGTCGATGAGGGAGATGCCGAGGACGGTCACCGAAAGGTGGCCGACCTCAAGGTCGCCGAGGGACAGGTGACGTCTGCGGGCAACCCGGATCGCTACAGGATATATCGGGTGCGCGACGGCTGGGTCGTGCAACATCTGAAGGAACGTCTCGAACAAGTGCTCGATGCGCCTGCAATCGACAAGCTGACCGACCACCTTCTCTACCTTGGAACACTCAGTGTCGATGGCGGGGACGTCCCGATCTATCTCGCGCGCGGTCTCGACCGGGAGAAGGTCCGCTCGGCCGTCGATACTGAGCTTCGGGCGCGCCACAACCTCGGAATAGGTCTTGTCCTGCAGGCCGGCAGCGCTCCCGGACCGTGCCTGGCGGCCAATGTTCTGACGCCGCTTGTTGATCAGATCGACACGCAGCAAGCCGAAATCGCATTGGTCGCAGACAAGCTCCGGTCCGTGTTTCGACGCCATCGGATACTGGCCCGCGGCGGCCAGGCTGTCGAACTCACCCGGGTCGGGGACAACATGGCAACTCTGTTTGTTCCGGGGAAAGGCAGCATCGACATCAAGGGCGAGAACCGCATTGATGTCATCCAACGGCTGGTCGATGCGCATAACGCCGGCCCGATGCCAATGGCGACAGCAGACCTGATCAGCGGGATCGCGGAAGACCAGTCGTTGGCGAACATTTTCAAGCAGCCTCTCTGGAAAAAGCTGACGGCCGACTTCCTGCGAAGCCCCGGAAAAGGGCAATGGGAGATCGCCATCTGACTGCTGGCTCCGATCCGGCTCCGATTGGGGGGTCTGACTAGCTCCGATTCTCCGGGCCAATGGGAGTGCTCCACATCAGAGGAGCACTTCGATGCCGACTCCCTTCCCCTCGCGCCAGGCAGCCCAGACGAGCTGGTCCGGCGCCGCGACGACCAAGCCCACCACCCACAACTCGGAATGGCGCTGCTCGCGCTGTGAAAAGCTGCTCGGCGTCTGCCGGGACGGCCGGATGCACCTGCGCTTCGCGCGGGGGCACGAGTATCTCGTGGGCTTTCCGGTTCAGGCCACCTGCCGCGGCTGCGGCACGCTGAACCACGCGACCGCGCCCGCGCGCTGACGCGCGCATTCACCCAACCCCCTGAAATCGCAGAGACGCGCGACGTCCTGACCTGGCCACGAGAAGGCGCCGGACGCCTGGCCGCAAGGCAGGCGTCCGATGTCCTTCGCGTGGCACGAGATCCGTGATCACCTCATGCATTCATCCTCCAACCTTCACTTCCAGCGCAGTTTCGACGCCGTCCGGCGTGCGCAGGCTGCCCTTGCGCCGTTCCGCGATCCGGCGGCCCTGCTGGACGGGCTGCATCGCACCCCCGGCGATCAGGGCCAGAAGAACGTGATCCTCGCCGCGCTGGTCGGGGCGGCGCAGGGCGACGGGCCCACGTCCGACTGCGCCCTGACGCTGCTGTTGCTGGCGCTCTGGCCCGGCCTCGACGCCATACGACGCCGGTCGCTCTGGCGCAGGCTCGGCAGCGCCGACGAGGTCGCGTCCGACGTTCTGGCGCGCACCACCGAGGCGGTCCGTGGGCTCGACCTCGGGCGCGTCAACTGGATCGCGGCCACGGTGCTGCGCAACGTCGAGCGCGACATGATCCGGGCGCGCCAGCGAGACCAGGCGCGCGAATATCACGCCAGCGGCGCCGACCCCGACGAGGTCGCGGACAACGGCGACAGCGGGATCGGAGCGGCCGGGTACGCGCGCCTGAACGGCGCGGTGCGGAAGCTGCTCGGCGACGACGCCCTTCTGGTGATCCGCGTCGCGATCGAGGGCTTCTCGCAGGCCGAGGTCGCCGTCGAGCTGGGCCTGACCGAGGCCGCCGCCCGCAAGCGGTACCAGCGCGCCATGCGCCGGCTGCACGACGCCCTCGATGAAATCCCCTGAGCCGATGTCCCGATCCTGTCCAGCCGGTGGCTTTTCCCATTCGAGCGCCCCGAGCGCCTTCCCTCCAACCGAAAGCAGACACGCATGAACCGCACTGCCGATCTGTCGCTCGAGGATTTCAGGCGTCTCCCGGGGCTCTATCGCCGCTGGGAGCTGACCGAGGTCTGCGAGCCCAACCGCAACTATCAGATCGAGGACGCCGGCGCCCATGCCGACGGGACGCCGCTCTTGGCGATCTACGTCGCCGAGCCAGCGCCCGACGTCCGCGAGGCCGCGTGATGCGCCTCCTCGATCACATCATCCCACGGAGAACCGCCATGCCGGACCAGCCGGACGACATCACCCGTCTTCGCAAGGCGAGCTACGCGCTCGAAGACCTCCCCGAAACCATCGCCCTCCCGCAGCACGCGGGTGACGAGCCGCGCGAGCCGCTGCCGGTCGTCGAGGCGACCGTCGACGAGATCGCCTTCGCGATCGTGGAAGCGGAGCGCGAGAGCACGGCCGCCTACCGCCGCGCCGATGCGCTGAAGCGGCTCTACAGGCTCGCCCGCGAGGCGGGGTGCATCGGCGCAGATCGCGCCGCCACGGCGGTGATGAAGAAGGTGGGCCAGTGATGGCCCTTCCCATCATCGGCGCCGACGAACGGCTCGCGCAGCGCAAGGGCATCAAGGGCGTCATCTTCGGCCGGTCCGGCATCGGCAAGACCAGCCTGCTCTGGACGCTGAACGCCTCGACCACTCTCTTCCTCGACCTCGAGGCCGGGGATCTGGCGGTCGAGGGCCTGGAGATCGACACGCTCCGGCCGCGCACATGGAAGGAATGCCGCGACTTCGCGGTTTTCATCGGCGGGCCGAACCCGGCGCTGCGCGAGGACCAGCCCTACAGCCAGGCGCATTTCGACGAGGTCTGCGGGCGCTACGGCGATCCCACGGTAATGGGGAAGTACGAGACCGTCTTCATCGACTCGATCACCGTGGCCGGGCGTCTCTGCTTCCAGTGGTGCCGCGGCCAGCTTGAGGCGTTCTCGGAGAAGACCGGCAAGCCAGACGTGCGCGGCGCCTACGGCCTGCACGGGCGCGAGATGATCGGCTGGCTGACCCACCTGCAGCACACGCGCGGCAAGAACGTCTGGTTCGTCGGGATCCTCGACGAGAAGCTCGACGACTTCAACCGCAAGGTCTTCCAGCCGCAGATCGACGGCTCGAAGACCGGGCTCGAACTGCCCGGGATCGTCGATCAGGTCATCACCATGGCCGACATCCCGGACCCGGGCGGCCAGCCGCAGCGCGCCTTCGTCTGCCAGACGCTGAACCCCTGGGGCTATCCGGCCAAGGACCGCTCGGGCCGTCTCGACAGGGTCGAGGCCCCGCATCTCGGACGGCTGATGGAGAAGATCCAGCGCCCTGCGGCGCCTGCCTCCGAACGCCTGACCTGGCCGCCGGTGACCCCGGCTGATCCCGCCCCCGCGCAGGAGCCCGGCCATGGTTGAGCGCATCGCGCCACGCCCGGTGTCCCGATCCGGTCGCCGGGGTGGCTTTTCCCTTCTGACGCCGCTGCGCGTCCCATCCTCCAACTGAAAGGAGCCGCGCAATGTCCGGACCCTGGAACGACTTCAACTCCGCGCAATCGAACGCCAACGTCATGCCGAAGGGCACGCTCGCCAAGGTGCGGCTGACGCTCCGCCCCGGCGGCTTCGACGACCCCTCGCAGGGCTGGACCGGCGGCTGGGCACGCCGCGCCGCCACCGGCGCCGTCTATCTCGACGCCGAATACACGGTGCTCGAGGGACCCTATGCCCGCCGCAAGGTCTGGTCGCTGATCGGCCTCTACAGCCCGAAGGGCCCGGACTGGGCCAACATGGGGCGCGGCCTGATCCGCGGCATCCTCAACTCGGCGCGCGGGGTTTCGGACAAGGACAACTCGCCCGAGGCGCAGGCGCGCCGCCGCATCAACGGGTTCGGTGATCTCGACGGCGTCGAATTCGTCGCCCGCATCGACATCGGGACCGACACCAACGGCGAGGACAAGAACGAGATCCGTGCCGCGGTCACCCCCGATCACCGCGATTACGCCGCGCTGATGAGCACGGTCGCGCCGCAGGTCTCCGCCGCCCCGGCGCAGGGCCACGCCCCGCAGCAGCCCACCACGGCCACCCAGCCCAGCCAGCCCGCGTCCGCCCCCGGCGCCGCCGGTCGGCCGAGCTGGGCGCAGTAAGGGGGGATCGGCGATGCGCCTGCGCCCCCGCCAGAAGACCTTCGTCGAGCGCAGCGTTGCTGCGCTCGCCTCCCGCGGCAACACGCTGGGCGTGGCGCCCACCGGTGCGGGCAAGACCATCATGCTCTCGGCGGTCACCGGCGAGATGATCGGCGACGGCGCGAAGGCCTGCGTGCTGGCGCATCGCGACGAGTTGACTGCGCAGAACCGCGACAAGTTCCAGCGCGTGGTGCCGGGCATAGCTACCTCGGTGATCGACGCCACCGAGAAATCCTGGAACGGCCAGGTCGCCTTCGCCATGGTGCCGACGCTGGCGCGGGCTTCGAACCTCGCCGACATGCCGCGTCTCGATCTGCTGGTCGTGGATGAGGCGCACCATGCCATCGCCGACAGCTACCGCCGCATCATCGACCGGGTGCGCGAAGCCAATCCCGACGCCCGCATTTTCGGGATCACGGCGACGCCGAACCGGGGCGACAGGAAGGGTCTGCGCGAGGTCTTCGACAATGTCGCCGATCAGGTTCGGCTGGGCGAGCTGATCGCCTCGGGCCACCTGCTGCCGCCGCGAACTTTCGTCATCGACGTGGGCGTGCAGGACGAGTTGCGCTCGGTCCGCAAGACCATGTCGGATTTCGACATGGCGGAGGTGGCGGGCATCATGGACCGCGCCCCCGTCACCGACGAGGTGATCCGCCACTGGAAGGAGAAGGCGGGCGATCGGCAGACCGTGGTATTCTGCTCCACTGTCGCGCACGCCGAGCATGTCACCGAGGCGTTCCGGGCTGCGGGTGTTGCCGCCGCGCTGATCCACGGCGATCTGGCGGCCGAGACCCGCAAGGCGATCCTCGCCGACTATGCGGCGGGCGACATCCGCGTCGTCGTCAACGTTGCGGTGCTGACCGAGGGCTGGGACCATCCGCCCACCTCCTGCGTCGTGCTGCTGCGCCCCAGCTCCTACAAGTCCACCATGATCCAGATGGTCGGGCGCGGTCTGCGCACCGTCGATCCCGAGGAACATCCCGGCATCGTCAAGACCGACTGCGTCGTGCTGGATTTCGGCACCTCCAGCCTGATCCACGGCACGCTGGAACAGGATGTCGATCTGGACGGCAAGATCGAGGCTGGTGAGGCGCCGACCAAGACCTGTCCTGCCTGCGATGCGGAAATCCCGCTGGCCGCCACCGAATGCCCGCTCTGCGGCGAGGCGTTCCCGCGCGAGGACGATGGGGCCGGTGAAGGCGGCGGTGCCGCACCGCTCTCGGGCTTCATGATGACCGAGATCGACCTGCTGAAGCGATCCAGCTTCGCCTGGGTCGACCTCTACGGCACGGACGACGCGCTGATGGCCGCGGGCTTCGCGGCCTGGGGCGGCATCTTCTGGCTGGACGGGGTCTGGTACGCCATCGGCGGGGCGAAGGGCGAACGCCCGCATCTGCTGGGCGTGGGCGAGCGCACCGTCTGCCTCGCGCAGGCCGACGACTGGCTGAACACCCATGAGACCGACGAGAGCGCCTTCAAGACCCGCTCCTGGCTGCGCCAGCCTCCGACCGAAAAGCAGCTGCAGTACCTGCCGCCCGAGTGCCGCCATGACTTCGGCCTGACGCGATACCGCGCCTCCGCGCTGATGACCTTCGGCTTCAACAAGCGCGCCATCCGCCAGCTGATCGACACGGCCGCCCGGCCCGAACGGAGGGCGGCATGACCCATGGCTTCCATCACCCCCATCACGGCCGAGGACCGGCGGCGGCTCTGGCATCCGCGTGGGACGCTCTGTGCTGTCTGCCGGCAACCCACCCGTGGTTTTGGCTGGTTCGATCCGCACCGGTCGAAGCGGCCCCGGCCATCGGTCTGGTTCTGCTCGATGCCCTGCCAGTCCTTCTGGACGCGCTTGGCCCGGGAGCGTTTCGCCATGGTTGACCTGACCGAGGAAGAGCGCGCCGCGATCACGGCCACCATGAAGCGCGTGGCGCTGCTGATGGACGAGATCGGCTGGGCCACTCCGCTCGCCGACCTGACCGAGCCGCAGGTGCGCGCGCTGATCGAGGAAGCTGTCGAAGGCTTCCGTGAAGCCATGTCCGACATCGCCCGGGCGCAGACGCCGGAGGTGCCGTTTTGACCCTCGATTACAATCACCGCCCCAGCTTCGCCGACCGGGTCAACGCCGCTGTCGATCGGGCGCTCACCGCCGATCATTCGACGCGGCCGCCCCGCGACTATCTGGGCGGCTCACGCTTGGGCCATGCCTGCGAACGGGCGCTGCAGTTCGAGTTCACGGCGACGCCGAAGGACGAGGGCCATGACTTCAGCGGCCAGTCGCTGCGCATCTTCGCCATCGGCCACGCGCTCGAGGATCTGGCCGTCGCCTGGCTTCGCGGCGCGGGCTTCGACCTCTACACCCGGAAGGGCAACCGGCCAGATGGCGGCCAGTTCGGGTTCTCGGTCGCGGGCGGGCGCATCCGCGGTCATGTCGACGGCATCATTACCGCCGGGCCCGAGGGCTTCGGTCTCGCCGTTCCCTCACTCTGGGAATGCAAGACCATGAACGCCAAGAACTGGCGCGCCTGCGTCAAGGACGGCGTCACGAAGTCGAAGCCGGTCTATGCCGCCCAGATCGCACTCTACCAAGCCTACATGGAAGGGACGGTCCCCGGCATCTCGGCCGCGCCCGCCGTGTTCACCGCGATCAACAAGGACACGGCGGAGATGCACCACGAGCTGGTGCCCTTCGATGCCGATCTCGCGCAGCGCATGTCCGACCGGGGCGTGCGGATCCTTCAGGCGACCGATGCAGGCGAGCTTCTGCCGCGCGTCGCCACCACATCAGACTTCTTCGAGTGCCGCTTCTGCCCGTGGTCCGAGCGCTGCTGGGGGCTGCCGGCATGAGCGACGACGGCATCCTGCATTTCAATCCGTGGATGGACTTCAACGACGGGCCACCGTCCGAGAACCCGTTCGGCTGCGATCCTGACCCCGAGCAGATCGGCCTTTTCCTCGACACCGTGTTCAGCTGGTGCGAGGGGCTGATCCCGCTGCGCGGCTTTGTCGACAAGGGTCAGGGCCGGGACGGCAAGCCGCACAACATCTGGATCCCGGCCGACGCCACCGCGCCCGAGAAACTCGCGACCTTCGCCGCGTGGGCGAACCGCGAGGGCGCCGCCGTCTATGTCATCCCGGGCACGGTCGAGGAGCAGGGTCAGGCACGCGCCGCCGACGTGCTGCAGATGCAGGCCATCGTCGTCGATCTCGACGCGGGCGATATCCCGGCCAAGCTCGACCATGTCACTCGCTACCTCGGCACGCCCACACTCATCATCGAAAGCGGCGGGCGCACGCCCGAGGGCGCCGCGAAGCTTCATGTCTGGTGGAAACTGACCGAGCCCGCGGAGAGCGAGGAGCTCGCCACCCTCTGCCGCCTGCGGGGCGAGATTGCCGTGAAAGTCGGCGGCGACACGCATTTCCGCTCCGCGCACCAGCCGATCCGGGTGCCTGGCACCGTCTATCACAAGCATGGCCATCAACGCCTCGTGCAGATCCGCGAGCATTGCTCGATCGAAGTGGATCTTGCCGATTTCGCGGAAAAGGTCGCCGACATGCCGCCGCTGCCAGGCGTAGGCTTCGCCAGCGACGTTGCCACAACAGCATCGAAGCCCGGCATCGACGCGGTGCTCACCACGCCAGTGCGCGAAGGCGCGGTGGACGACTGGTCCCGCTTCCAGGGGGCCAGCGCCGCCATCGGCCATTACGTACGCCTCGTCCACGAGGGCCGCCTCGATCCCTTCGCGGGCTGGGAGGCGATCTGCGGCTACAACGCCGCCATGCTGCGCCCGTCCTGGCCGCTCGATCGGCTGATGGCCGAGTCCGAACGGCTCTGGGCGCTGCATGTGAAGCGCAACGGTCCGCCGCTCCTGCGCGCGGCCCATGTCGATGCCCCGGCCAGCCCGCTGCCGACCTTCACCCTCGGCGCGCTCCTCGACGACACGAGCCCGATGCCCGAGGACATCATCGGGCCGCGCGTGCTGACGCCGGGCGGGCTCCTGGTGCTGGGCGGCGCGCCCAAGGTCGGCAAGAGCGACTTCCTGATCTCCTGGCTCGTGCACATGGCGGCGGGCGTGCCGTTCCTCGGCTTCACGCCTCCCCGGCCGCTGCGCGTGTTCTACCTGCAGGCCGAGATCCAGTATCACTACCTGCGCGAGCGCATGCAGCAGATCGCGCTGCCCGCCGCCGTGATCGCCGCCGCGCGCGACACCTTCATTGCCACGCCGAAGCTGAAGCTGCTGCTCGACGCAGAGGGCGTCGCGCGCGTGGCCGAGGCGATCCGGGCCGAATTCCCCGACGCGCCGCCCGACATCATCGTCATCGACCCGATCCGCAACCTTTTCGACGGTGGCCCCGAGGGCGGCGGCGAAAACGACAACACCGCCATGATGTTCTTCCTGAAGGACCGGGTGGAGCTTCTGCGCGAGGCGGTCAATCCGGACGCGGGCGTCATCCTCGCCCACCATACCCGCAAGGCCAGCAAGCATCAGGTCAAGGACGATCCCTTCCTCGCGCTCTCCGGCGCCAGCGCGCTGCGGGGTTTCTACACCTCGGGGCTGCTCATGCACCGGCCCGACGAGGACAGCAGCGTCCGCAGGGTGGAGATCGAACTCCGGAACGGCCCCGCGCTGCCTGGGAAGCTGATCGACAAGGTGAAGGGCGAATGGGTCGAGCTGAACCCGATGAACGAGCGCCTGGTGCGAAAGGAGGTCGGCGCCAAACTCGATGCCGAGCGGCTGCGCAAGCACGATGTCATCCTCGGCATGCTGCTGGACGAGGCGGCGAGCGAGCGCCTCTACACCGCCATGCAGTTCGCCGAGACCTTCGAGAACCGGGGAGGTCTGGGCAGCAAGCACACCATCCGCGAGCGCCTCAGCGTGCTGGCGACCAAGGGCTTCGTGAAGTTCCTGCGCGACCCCTCGGGGTTCGGCTTCCCCGTCACCCGGTCGCGGTTCGGCTACCTCTGCGTCGAGGGCATGCAGTTCGGCGCGCCCGTCGAGGAGGTCGATCCGGACACCGGTGAAGTCACCACAAGCGCCCGTCCGGTCCTGCCCAGCCACTTCAAATGCCCCCAGTCCGGGCTCTGCCTGCAGGTCGAAAACCCCGCCGTCTGGGCCTACCCGGAGGGGCTGGAGGACGACCTAACTCATATGAGTGAGGCCTGACTCATATGACAGCGCCAACTGTGCACTCAATGAAATCAATGGGTTACGGGCAAATAAGAGTTAGGTCCCTGACTCATGCCCGAAGACTTCATGAAGTCTTATTCCACAATGATTTCAGCCACTTGAACGCCTCGGAACAGTTAGGTGTCAAACCCCCATACTACGTATGGGAGGGCCACCCCACAGGGTTGGCCACTCCTCCCATACGTCCGGGCCAGCCGCGCGCGTCGCCGTGACGCTCCCTTGTGCTTTCCGATCCGACGACGGCGGCCCCGTACCGCCAAGCACCAGACCGCCGTCGTCTTCCACCACCACAGGCCACCGGCGAAGGAGACCCATCATGGCTCAGCCGACTCTGATCCCCAATTGCGACGGCGCAAGGTTTGAATCGCTGCCACTCGACACTCCCCGCAACCGCTGCATCCTCGCGCTCGACCTCGGCACCTCGACCGGCTGGGCGATCCGCGGTCACGACGGTCTGATCACCAGCGGCACCGTCTCGCTGCGCCCGGGCCGCTTCGACGGCGGCGGCATGCGCTACCTGCGCTTCACCAACTGGCTGACCGAGATCGACCGGCTCTCCGGTCCTGTCGCCGCCATCTGGTTCGAGGAAGTCCGCCGCCACGCAGGCACCGACGCGAGCCACATCTACGGCGGGCTCATGGCCACGCTGACCGCATGGGCTGAGCTGCGCGGCGTGCCGTACGAGGGTGTCCCGGTTGGCACGATCAAGCGCCACGCCTCGGGCAAGGGCAACGCCGACAAGGCCGCCATGGTCGCCGCCGTCCGCGCCCGCGGCTTCAACCCGGCAGACGACAACGAGGCCGACGCCATCGCGCTCCTGCTCTGGGCGATCGAGACGAAGGGAGGTGTGGCATGAGATGGCACCCCCATGGCTACGGCGGTCGGCGCCGGGATCCCGAACAGGTCAAGCGTGAGGGCTGGCAGGAACAGGGCGTGCTCGCGGTCTCCGCCGATGACGACCGCCTCAGCTGGCCCGAGCGTGAGCTTGTCCGCCAGCTCGGCGAGAAGCTCTACGGCCCGCGCCCGTCCGACAGGGAGGCGCGCCATGGCTGATCGCGAATGGACCGCAGACTGCGTCGCCGATCATTTCGAGGAGGCGTTCCGCACCCTGCGCAAGCTGCCGCCGGTGAAGGCGCAGGGCTACTTCAACACCTGGCCCGACATCGTGCGGACCAGCCGCGAGATCGCGGCGATGGAACCCCAGCCGATGCGGGTCTGGCCCTCGGCCGCCGCGATCACCCGGCTCGAGCAGACCTTCGACTGGGTGCTCTGGATCGAGGAAGCGGAGCGCAAGCTGGTCTGGTCGCGCGCGGCCCGGGTGCCGTGGAAGCAGATCAGCGGGGAGTTGGGCTGCGACCGCACGACCGCCTGGCGTCGCTGGCAGCTGGCGCTGACCAAGATCGCCGCGCGCCTGAATGCGCAGTGACTCCAATGTGTTGCAACACTTTTTCCTTCGACATCTGCAACAGATCCATGCTATTCCGAAGGCAAGATGGGGAGAGTGCGCTGGAAAGCTCGCTCTCCCCTTTGCGTTGGCGGGGCTCTTCTGGACCCCGGTATCCAGCGAGGGTCCGGCCGGGGTCCACCCCGAGGCAGTTTCCGGTTCCTTCCTGGCGATATTCGTATGCTGGCGGGCGAAGCGCGGAATATCGCCAGCGACTGGGCCGGTTTTTTGGGAAGCCACCCGGAAGCCGGAGCCGCGCGCGGCCCGCGCAAAAACCAATGAATGCTGGCCTTCGGACCGGACACCGCTGGTGGCCGCTGGACCCCATGTGGAGTCCAGCCTGGCATCCGGAGTCCGGAAGCCACCAGCATCCACCCGACCGAGGAACCTTGCCCACCATGACGCTGAGCTTCGCCCCGGACGCGATCGAGACGTGGCCGCTGTCGCGCCTCCAGCCCTACGCGAAGAACGCGAAAGCGCACGGGCCGGACCAGGTCGCGAAGATCGCCGCCAGCATGGCCGAGTTCGGCTGGACCGTGCCGTGCCTCGTCGGCGAGGGCGGCGAGCTGATCGCGGGCCACGGGCGCGTTCTGGCGGCAACCCAGCTTGGACTGACCGAAGCGCCAGTCATCGTGCTCGGGCACCTGACCGAGGCGCAGAGGCGCGCGTACCGCATCGCGGACAACAAGCTGACCGAACTAGGCACCTGGGACGAAGCGCTGCTGTCGGCGGAACTGAACGACCTTCTGGCCGAGGACTTCGACCTGTCGCTGGTCGGCTTCTCCGATGGCGAACTCGACAAGCTGCTGGCCTACGTCGCGGAAGACGACGGTGAAGAAGGTGGCGCCGGGGGCTCCGTGCCGCCGGTGACCATCCCCGAACCGCCGCGCAACCCGGCCTCGCGGACCGGCGATCTCTGGATCCTCGGTGATCATCGGCTGCTCTGCGGCGACAGCACCAGCCACGAGGATGTCCGTCGCCTGATGAACGGCGAGCGCGCGGTGCTGTTCGCGACCGACCCGCCGTATCTCGTCGATTACGACGGCTCGAACCATCCGACCCGCAACAAGGATTGGTCCGCGTCCTACGGCACGACCTGGGACGACAGTTCTCAGGGCGCGGAACTCTACGACGGTTTCATCGCCGCCGCGGTCGCGGAGGCGATCACGGAGGACGCGGCCTGGTACTGCTGGCACGCCTCCCGTCGCCAGGCGATGCTCGAGGCCTGCTGGGAGAAGGCCGGCGCCTTCGTCCATCAGCAGATCATCTGGGTGAAGGACCGGGGCGTCCTCACCCGGTCGCACTACCTCTGGAAACACGAGCCCTGCTTCATGGGCTGGCGGCGCCCGAACCGGCCGCCGAAGGTCGCCGAGCAGACGCTGCCCTCGACCTGGGAGATGCCGTCCTTCGCCAAGGACGAGCGCCCGGATCACCCGACGCCGAAGCCGCTCGACGCCTTCGGCATTCCGATGCGCCAGCACGTGGCGCGCGGCGGGCTCTGCTACGAGCCCTTCTCGGGCTCCGGCTCGCAGATCATGGCGGGCGAGGCCAACGGCCGTCGCGTCTTCGCGATGGAGATCAGCCCGGCCTACGTCGATGTCGCCGTGGAACGCTGGCAGGCCGAGACCGGCCGCGACGCGATCCTCGACGGCAACGGTCGGACCTTCGCGCAGGTGAGGACCGAGCGGCTGGGCGACGACGCCGCGGCCCCGGCCGATACGCCGCACACGGATGCCGCCCCCGAACCCGCGCGCAAGCGCAAGACCGCCGCGTGACATGCATGACCTGGCTCTACCTTCCTCCGGAGACGCTTCCGGAGCCGGAGACGCATGCCTGTTCGGTCTCTCCCTTTGCTCCGGCGCAGGCGGGCTCGATCTCGGGCTTGCCATCGCCATCCCCGGATATCGTGCTGTGGGCCATGTCGAACGGGAAACCTTCGCCGCAGCCACTCTCGTGGCGCGGATGGAAGACGCGTCCCTGGATCAGTCTGTTGTCTGGGACGACGTTGCCACCTTCGACGGCCGCCCGTGGCGCGGCGCGGTGGACATCGTCACTGCAGGCTATCCGTGCCAGCCGTTCTCTGTCGCGGGAAAGCGTCGCGGCGCGGACGACCCGCGGCACCTCTGGCCGCATGTCGCCCGCATCGTCGGCGAATGCGAGCCGCCCTTCGTGTTCCTCGAGAATGTCGCCCATCATCTCCGCCTCGGCTTCCCCGAAGTCGCCGGCGGACTGGTCGGCATGGGCTACCGCCTTGCGGCAGGCCTCTTCACGGCGGCGGAAGTCGGCGCGCCGCACAAGCGCGAGCGCCTCTTCATTCTCGCCATCCGCGAGGGGGACGAACTGGCCGACCCCGCGCGCCTGCTCTGGGACCCGGTCGAGTGCCGGGAACCGGACGGAACTGCTGCGGCTCTGGCCGACGCCGAGGGCCAGCGCCAACGAGAACCGGCAGACGAAACCGACGCCATCGCAGGAAGCGGGTCAGCACGGCATGAACCTCGCGACGACGGCTGCGCTGTGGCCGACGCCGCAGACGGACAGTTTCCGCAGCCGGGGCGGCGAACGGCGCGACGAGAAGGGTCTGGACCGCATGGCGCGGGATTGGCCGACGCCAATGGCGAACGACGGCTGCAAGCCGAGCGCGGGCAACCGCAAGACGGCCGATCTGACCCATGCGGCGGGGATGTGGATGACGCCGACGGCCCGCGATCACAAGGATGGCGCGACGACCTTGGCGAACACGCCGGTGAACGGCCTGCTTGGCCGCCAGGTCCTGGTGACGCCGATGGCTGGGAGCAACTCCTCCGAGCCGCGCCGGACCTTGAACCCGCTGTTCGTCGAGGCGCTGATGGGCTGGCCCACCGGGTGGACCGGCTTCGCCTCTGTGGCAACGGCGTGGTCCCCCTGGTTGCGGCGCATGCGCTGCGAACTCTGGCGGCTGAATTGCTGGCCGATGGATGAGGCAGCGGCATGAAGCAGTCCCGCCTCATGTCGCTGGTCGAGTCCGTCGCCAACGTGGCTGTCGGCTACGGCGCCGCGGTCGTCACGCAGACCCTGATCTTCCCAGTCTTCGGGCTGCACACGACGCTGGCGCAAAACCTCAAGATGGGCGCGATTTTCACCGTGGTGAGCATCGCGCGGTCCTACCTCCTGCGGCGGCTGTTCGAGCGCCTGAAAGTGGGGCAGCTCTGATTACACTCTTTGATTATCCGGCCAGACTCGTTTCCCTGGTCCGGCGCCGCCCGGAAACTGAAAACCCATGTGGGTGACGGTATCGATTACTGTGGCCGCGAGTTCGGCAACATGGCTTTGAACTTGATGGAGGTAGGGAACGTCAATTGGTGTGCCGAAGATCTCTTTTCGCTTGTTAACGAAGAGAGGTAATGAGCGTCCTTCGTGGTCTGGCGTCCGCCACGAGCCGTGACAGATCACGTTCCTGATCTCAGACGCTTCCTTGATCGCGGCAACGAGTTCGTCAATGTTCTCAGTGGTGCTTTTCGCATTTTCGCGAGCCGCCTTGGCATAGGCATCGGCAAGCGGCTTTAATGTGTCAGTCAAGGCTCTTTCGAGGGTTGGAAGCCATGAAGCATACGCCTCCTGCGCCTCTGCGGTCGTCTCAAACTGACGAGTCGCGGTAAACGCGAAAATCGCTTTGCCCAACACCTCCTCTAGAAAGCCGTAGGTCGCTACAGTTCTACCCAACTGTTCCCAGAACTCGGGCGAATGGCGGTGGGTGGGCCACTTTGGAGGCAGGCTGTCGCGATCAATAATCGCTCGATTGACATCTTCGTCTTCGATCATGTTGTGCCGCCGTTCACAGATTCTCCCACAACATGTCACGCCGAATGATGCCCGTCACGAGTCTCACTGGTGGCACAGTAATGGCACACGACAATCTGCAGGCCGCCGCCCGCGATCTGCTGTTATGGCAACGAGAAACCGCCGCCCGGTCGGGGCGGCGGCGTAGCGCTTACGGCATAGGATCAGGCGGCGGGAAGCCGATAGACCCTGCCGCGCCCGTCCATCTTCTCCGATGTCACCTCGAGCCCGAGTTTCTTCTTCAGCGCCCCGGCCATCGCGCCGCGCACCGTGTGCGACTGCCAGCCCGTCGCGGCCATGATCTCCTCGATGGTCGCGCCATCCGGCGCACGCAGCATGGCGATCAGGGTGGCCTGCTTGGTGCCCTCGCGCGGCGTGCGCGCCTTGGGCGCGGCTGCGGGCTCGGTGGGGGTGTCCTGCGAGGCCTCCGCACTCGGCGCCTCGTCGGCGCCCGTGGGCGCGCTGTCGCCGCTCTCCGGCTCGACGCCGATGGCGGCAAGGCCAGCGTTCGTGATGTGGAGGAGGATGGCGTTGCCGTCCTCATCGTTGTGCCAGATGCGGTTGAGCGCGGCGTCGGCCTTGGTCTGGCTCTCGGTCGGCGTTTCGGCGATCAGCCCGCGGGAGAGGAGCGCGCCGACCACCTTGGCGGCGGCGCCGACGCGGAGCGAGCCGGGAAGCGGCAGGACGTTGCGGTCCTCGCGCTGCGCGGCGGCGCTGAGGATCACGAGCTGTGTGTCGAAAAGCTTGGTCATCTGGGGTCTCCGTGTTCGGGGCCGCGACCGTCGCGACCCTCCTACGACCCCGAGCCGCGCTTCGGCGCGGCAGGAGTTCCGGCAGCGCCGGAAATCAGCGGGCGTGCTCGCCCTCGCCGAAGGCGCTGTCGGTGATGCGCTTCAGAAGGCTGGCGTAGTGTTCGAGGGTGCCGACCATGGCCCAGCCCACCTCGTCGGGGTGGCAGTTGAAATGGTCGTCGCTGAGCGCCTGCAGCCGGGCGAGCATCTCGTCGATCTCGGCTTTCTTGCCGATGAAGGCCGCGAGCGCGGCTTCCTTGTTCCTGCGCGCCCTCTCGGCGCGGAGTTCGTGGCGCGGGGTGGTGATCGGGTTCAGGCGCGTGGTCATCGTGGTGGCTCCGTGGTGAGTTGCATCGTCCTTCTGACAGGACGTTCGCTCTCTCCGTCGTGCTTATCAACTCGATAAGCACATGATCTTGAATGATAATCGGGGTCGTCGATGCAGGGCATGAGCGAGCGCCAGTACGCCGCCCATGTCGGGCTGTCGCGGGGCGCGATCCAGAAGGCGAAGACGGCCGAGCGGCTGGTCCTCTATCCCGACGGCAGCATTAACGCGACGGCCAGCGACGCCCGGCGGGCGGAAACGACGGACCCGTCCAAGACCCGCAAGCCGCCCGCACCGAAGCTGAAGCCTGTCCCCGAGGCGGCAGTGGCGGCCGTCGGTGACACGCTCCGAGAACAGGGTCTGGCGGTGCCAGCCGTCGGTGGTGGCACCACCTTCCTGCAAGCCAAGACCGCGAACGAGGTGCTGAAGGCGCAGGAGCGGCGCATCCGGCTGCAGAAGCTGAAGGGGGAGTTGATCGAGCGGGCTCGCGCGCTGGCGCTGGTGTTCCGCCTGGCGCGGGAAGAGCGGGACGCCTGGGTGACCTGGCCTGCACGCGCGGCGGCGCTGATGGCGGCCGAGCTCTCGGCCGCATGCAGCGACGCGACCGGCCAGCAGATCGCCGTGGAGCCAGCCGCGATGCAGAAGGTGCTGGAGAGACATGTACGCGCCCACCTCGACGAACTCGCCGAGGTCCGGCCCGACTTCCGGTGACGATGATGGCCTGACGGACTTCGACGGCGCGGGCGAGATCCTGCGCGCCTGGGGCAACGGGCTTCGGCCCGACCCGGACCTGACCGTCTCGGAATGGGCGGACCGGCACCGGATGCTTTCGGGCCGCGCCTCGGCCGAGCCGGGGCGGTATCGCACGGTGCGCACGCCCTACATGCGCGAGATCATGGACCGGCTGTCGCCCGGCGATCCCACGCAGCGGGTCGTGTTCATGAAGGCGGCGCAGGTCGGCGCGACGGAGGCCGGGAACAACTGGATCGGGTTCGCGATCCACCAGGCGCCGGGCCCGATGCTCGCGGTCCAGCCGACGGTGGAGTTGGCGAAACGCAACTCCCGCCAGCGGATCGACCCACTGATCGACGAAAGCCCCGAGCTGCGGGAGCGGGTGAAGCCCGCCCGGTCCCGTGACGCGGGCAACACGATGCTGTCGAAGGAATTCGCGGGCGGCATTTTGATCATGACCGGGGCGAACTCGGCGGTCGGGCTGCGGTCCACTCCGGCGCGCTACATCTTCCTCGACGAGGTCGACGCCTATCCGGCGTCCGCTGACGAGGAAGGCGACCCGGTCACGCTGGCCGAGGCGCGGTCACTGACCTTTGCCCACCGGCGCAAGGTGCTGCTGGTCTCGACGCCCACGATCCGGGGGCTGTCGCGCATCGAGCGCGAGTACGAGGCCAGCGATCAGCGCCGGTTCTTCGTGCCGTGCCCGCATTGCGGCGCGATGCAGTGGCTGAAGTTCGACAGGCTACGCTGGCAGAAGGGCCGCCCGGGGACGGCGGAATATCACTGCGAGGGCTGCGAGACGCCCATCGCGGAGCACCACAAGACGGCCATGCTGGAGGGGGGCGAATGGCGGGCGACGGCTGTGGCCGCCGATCCGACCACGGTCGGGTATCACCTCTCGGCGCTCTATTCGCCGATCGGCTGGCTGAGCTGGGAGCGGATCGTGCGGGCATGGGACGCGGCTCAGGGGTCGGACGAGGCGATCAAGGCGTTCCGCAACACGATCCTCGGCGAGACCTGGGTCGAGACCGGCGAAGCCCCCGACTGGCAGCGGCTCTACGACCGGCGCGAGCGCTGGACATCCGGCACGGTGCCCGCGGGCGGGCTGTTCCTGACCGCCGGGGCAAACGTGCAGAAGGACCGGATCGAGGTCGACGTCTGGGCCTGGGGTCGTGGTCTGGAAAGCTGGTTGGTGGATCACGTCGTGATCGAGGGTGGCCCCGACCGGCACGACGCTTGGTCGGAGTTGACGGCGCTGCTTGACAGGTCGTGGCCGCACGAGCGTGGCGCGCATCTCAGGATCGCGCGGCTGGCCATTGATACCGGCTACGAGCCCCCGGCGGTCTATTCCTGGTCGCGAGCGCAGGGGTTCGCACAGGTGTCGCCGGTGAAGGGTGTCGAGGGGTTCAACCGCTCGAGCCCGGTGTCGGGGCCAACCTTCGTCGACGCGACCGAGGGCGGGAAACGCCTGCGGCGCGGGGCGCGGCTCTGGACCGTGGCGGTGTCCACCTTCAAGGCCGAGACCTACCGCTTCCTGCGGCTGGCGCGCCCGACCGAGGAGGACATGGCCGACGGTGCGGCGTTCCCGCCCGGCGCGGTGCACCTGCCGCACTGGGTCGAGAACGAATGGCTGAAGCAGTTCGTGGCCGAGCAGCTGGTGACGGTGCGCACGAAGCGCGGCTTCGCCCGGCTGGAATGGCAGAAGCTGCGCGAGCGCAACGAGGCGCTGGACTGCCGAGTCTATGCCCGCGCCGCCGCCTGGATCGCGGGCGCGGATCGCTGGCCTGACGAGAAATGGCGCGACCTCGAGGATCAGCTCGGGGCAGCCCCCACCGACACCGATCCCGCCGGGCAGATCAACCGGCCGGGACAGGCCCCGCAGGGCAAGCGCCGCTCCGACTGGCTCGGACGGCGCGGAGGATGGTTCTGAACATGACCGACTGGACGGAAACGGAGCTTTCGGCGCTGCGCCGCGCCTATGCCAGCGGCACGACCCGGGTCAGCTATGACGGCAAGTCGGTGGATTACGGCTCGGCCGAGGACCTGCTCGCCCGCATCCGGACCATCGAGCGCGCCATCGCGGGCACCACGCGGCCGTTGCCGATCGCCGGACTGGCTGGCTTCTCGCGCGGGGACCGGTGATGTCGGCGAACTGGTTCGACCACGCCATCGCAACCGTGGCGCCTCGCATGGCCGCGCGCCGCGTCATGGCGCGGCAAGCCTTCGAGACCCTGACGCGGGGCTACGACGGGGCCGCGCGCGGGCGGCGGACGGAGGGCTGGCGTGCGCCGGGATCCTCGGCCGACACCGAAATCGGCGTCGCCGGGGCACTGCTGCGCGACCGGATGCGCGACCTGGTGCGCAACAACCCGCATGCGGCCAAGGCCGTCGCAGTGCTGGTCAACAACATCATCGGCGCGGGCATCATGCCCCGCGCCGCCAGCGGCGACGACACGCTGGACCGCAAGGTGGACGCGCTGTTCGAGCGCTGGACGGCGGAGTGCGACGCCGACGGCCAGCTCGACTTTTACGGGCTGCAGACGCTGATCTGCCGTGAGATGGTCGAGGCGGGCGAGGTCCTGGTACGCCGTCGCCTGCGGCGCGCGAGCGACGGTCTGGCCGTGCCTCTGCAGTTGCAGGTGCTGGAGGCCGACTTCCTCGACGCCACGAAATCCGGCGCCCTCGGCGCGGGGCGCCTTGTGCAAGGGATCGAGTTCGATCCGGTCGGCAAGCGCCGCGCCTACTGGCTGCATGCCGAGCATCCGGGCGACGCCTATGGCGCCTTGCAGAACGGGTTGCAGAGTCGCCCGGTGCCAGCGAGCGAGATCGCCCATGTCTACGAGAAGCAGCGCACGCAGGCGCGCGGTGTGCCATGGGGCGCGCCGGTGATCCGGTCGTTGCGTGATCTCGACGATTACGAGGTGGCGGAACTCGTCCGCAAGAAGACCGAGGCCTGCGTCACCGCCATCGTCTTCGGCGATGACGAGGCGCAGCAGGGCATCGCGCCGTCGGTGATCGATGCCGATGGCAACCGCGTCGAGCAGTTCGAGCCGGGGCTGATCGCCTATGCCCGCGGCGGCAAGGACATCCGGTTCAACCAGCCCTCGGCCACGGGCGGCTACGGTGAGTACAAGCGCGCGAGCCTGCACACCATCTCGGCGGGCTTCCGGGTGCCCTACGAGCTGCTCACCGGCGATCTGTCCCAGGTCAACTATTCCTCGATACGGGCGGGCCTGGTGGAGTTCCGCCGCCAGATCGACGCCGTCCAATGGCAGCTGTTCATCCCGATGTTCTGCGCCCCGGTCTGGCGCTGGTTCACCGAGGCCGCATGGGCGGCGGGTCAGATCCCGTCGCCGATAGTGCCGGTCGAATGGTCGCCGCCGAAGTTCGAGGCGGTCGATCCGCAGAAGGACGCGATGGCGAACCTGCTGTCGATCCGCTCCGGCACCATGACGTTGGCCGAGGTGATCGCGCGGCAGGGCCGGAACCCCGATGCGGTGCTGGCGGAGATCGCCGCGACGAACGCCAAGCTCGATGCGCTGGGGCTGGTGCTCGACAGCGATCCGCGGCGCGTCACGAAAACCGGCAGCGCCCAGACCAACGATCCCGCCGACGACGATCCCTCCGCCAACGCGTATGAAACCAACCCGGCGCAGGCCGACCCCGACCGACAGGACTGACCCCATGGACACGATGATCGAACTGCCGGCCATGCGCCGGTCGGCGGAGCTTGCGCCCAACACCGCCGATGCCGACAGCCGCACCGTCGAGGTGATCTGGTCGGCCGGGGCCCGCGTCCGCCGCGCCACCCTCTTCGGCGAGGCCTATGACGAGGAATTGAGCCTCGATCCCGCCCATGTCCGGCTCGACCGGCTGAACGCGGGCGCGCCGTTCCTGAAGGTGCACGAGCTCGACACGCTCGACGCGGTGATCGGCTCGGTCGTGCCGGGCTCGGCGCGGATCGAGAACGGCCGCGGCATCGCGCTGGTGCGGATCAGCGAGCGCGCCGATGTCGAGCCAATCTGGCGCGACATCCAGGCCGGGCACATCCGCGCGGTCTCGATCGGCTACCAGGTCCACCGCTTCGAGGTCTCGAAGCCCGAGGCCGCGCGCGAACTCTGGCGCGCGGTCGACTGGACCCCGTTCGAGGTCTCCGCCGTCGCGGTCGGCGCGGACCCCGCCGCGGGCTTCCGTGCCCAGCATCCCCTTCACGACTGCGTCCTCCACCGCCGGGACGCCCCTTCCACCACGAAAGGACCGACCCCGATGACGGACAAGACCCAGACTCCGGCGAGCGACGCCGCAACCCCCGCCACCACCCAGCCGACCGAGCCGGTCGCAACCGAGGACACCCCCATGACCGAGCCGAAACCGGCTGCGCCCGACCCGACGGTCGCCGTAGTCGAAACCCGCAGCCAGCCGAAGACGCAGGCAACTCCCGCGCCCGACACCGAAACGGTCGCGACACGCGCGCGCGAGGCCGAGCGCGACCGCGTCTCCACGATCTACGATCTGGCCGGGCGGCTGAACCTCGAGCGCGGCTTCGCCGAGGATCTGGTCAAGCGCGGCGTCAGCGTCGACGAGTCCCGCCGCCTTATCCTCGACCAGGTCGCCGCGAAGTCGGACGAGACCCGCACCTTCCCCCATGTCTCCGTCCCGCTCGGCGGCCGCGACGAGCGCATCACCCGCCGCGATGCGGTGGCGAACGCGCTGCTGCACCGCTACAGCCCGACGCTGTTCCAGCTGGAGGACGCCGCGCGCCAGTATCGCGGCATGACGCTGCTGGAACTCGCCCGCGAGAGCTTCGGCAATGCCGGGGTGAACACGCGGGGCCTGTCGCGCGACGAGGTGGCGACGCGGGCGCTGCATTCCACATCGGACTTCCCCGAGATCCTCTCGGCCGTCACCAACAAGACCCTGCGGCAGGCCTACGAGGCCTATCCCCGCACCTTCATGCTGTTCTGCCGCCAGGTGCTGGCGACCGACTTCAAGGCGATGCACCGGGTGCAGCTCGGCGAAGCCCCTCAGCTGCTCGAGGTCGGCGAGAGTGGTGAGTTCAAGCGCGGCACGCTCGGGGAGTCGAAGGAGAGCTACAAGGTCAAGACGTATGGCCGGGTGGTCGCGATCACCCACCAGACGCTGATCAACGACGATCTCGACGCCTTCACCCGGATCCCGGCGATGTACGGCAACTCCATCGCGCAGCTGGAGTCGGACGTGGTCTGGGGCATCATCACCGCCAACCCGGCGATGGCCGACGGCAACGCGCTATTCCACGCCACCCACAAGAACCTCGCCGGCACCGGCGCGGCGCTCGACGTGAGCAGCGTCGGTGCGGCGCGCGCCGCGATGGCCAAGCAGACCGGCCTCGACAAGAAGACGGTGCTGAACGTCCGCCCGGCGTTCCTGATCGTGCCCGCGTCGCTGGAGCTGAAGGCCGAGCAGCTGGTCGCCCAGAACCTGGTGCCCGCTGCGACGTCCAGCGTGGTGCCGCAGTCGATCCGCACCCTCGCGCCGATCAGCGAGCCCCGGCTCGACGCCGCCAGCGAGACCGCCTGGTATCTGGCGGCTTCGCCCAACCAGATCGACACCATCGAGTACGCCTATCTCGAGGGCCAGCAGGGCGCCTACATCGAGACGCGCAACGGCTTCGACGTCGACGGCGTCGAGATCAAGTGCCGCCTCGACTTCGGCGCCAAGGCCATCGACTGGCGCGGCCTTTACAAGAACCCGGGCGCGTAACCCGCACCCCATGCTGAACCCTGACACGCGGGCGGCCCACACGGGCCGCCCTTCGTCTTTCCAAGAGGATCACCCCCATGAAAACCTACGTCCAGCCCGGCAATACCATCACCCTGACCGCGCCCTATGCCGTCGCCTCCGGCGATGGCCTGCTCGTCGGCTCCATCTTCGGTATCGCCGCGGGCGCCGCCGCCCTCGGCGAGCCCGTCGAGACGGCGCTCGTCGGCGTCTTCGACATCACCAAGGTCGGCTCCCAGGCCTGGACCGTCGGCGCCAAGGTCTATTGGGACGACACCAACAAGCGCTGCACCACGGTCGCGACCGACAACACCCTCATCGGCGCGGCCGTCGAGGCCGTGGCCAGCGGCGCGGGCGACACAACCGGTCGAGTGCGCCTGAACGCGACGTTCTAATGAGCGCCTTCGCCGCCGCCGTTGGCGCGCTCTTCGCCGATCCGAACATCGGTCGGGACGCGGTCTACATCGCCGACGGCGGCGCGCCCGTGCTGGTGCGGGTCGTCGCCCGGCGCGCCGACGCGATCAGCGACTTCGGCGATGCGCGACTCTGGTCCGAGACCACGAGGATCGACCTGCGCGTGGCTGAGGTGCCGACACCGCGTCCCGGCGACCGCATCGAGATCGACGGCGACGCCTTCCTCATTCAGGGCGAGCCTGTCCGCGACCGCGAGCGGCTGGTCTGGACCGTCGATCTGAGGCCCGCGTGAAACTGAAGCTCGACATCGATCCCGACATCGTCGCGATGATGGCGGCCGAGGTCGCGGCGGGCGAGCGCGCTGTCACGGCCGCCATGCGCGAGGCCGGGACCGGACTGAAGACCGCTTGGCGGCTGCAGATCACCGGCGCGGGGCTCGGCCCCCGACTCGCCAACTCGATCCGCAGCCAGAGCTTCCCGAGGTCGGGCGACAGCCTCGATGCCGCGGCGCTGGTCTGGTCGAAGGCCCCGGTGATCGTCGGTGCCCATGACACCGGGCCGCTGATCCGCTCGAAGAACGGGTTCTGGCTGGCGATCCCGCTGCCTGCGGCGGGCAAGTCCCTGCGTGGCGGCCGGATCACGCCCGGTGAATGGGAACGACGACGCGGCCTGCGCCTGCGCTTCGTCTATCGCCGCACGGGGCCGAGCCTGCTGGTGGCGGAGGGACGGCTGAACACGAAGGGCCAGGCCGTGGTGTCCCGCTCGAAGACCGGGCGCGGCAAGGTCACCGCGCCGATCTTCCTGCTGGTGCCGCAGGTCAAGTTGCCGAAGCGGCTGGACCTGGCGCGGGACGCGGACCGGGCATTGGACAGCGTGCCGGGGCTGATCGTGGCGAACTGGGTCTTGTGATTTACCACGGCAGGCTGTCACGTTCGTCATAGTTGACTGTCACGACAAACTGCCGCTGGAATATGTATATGCGGTCGAAAAACCAGAAGCGCGGGGGCCGCTGAAATGACGCTTGGCATATCATGGGTTAGAGTTGCTGGTGGAGTCAGAGAGCTAATCGTTGCTTCTGATAGCCGTCTCTCCGGTGGGCAATTCTGGGACGCAAACCCGAAGATCGTGCTTCTTCCCAGAAGTGATGCCGTAATTTCGTTTGCCGGCCATACAGGCGACGCCTATCCCCTGATGCTTCAGGCGTACAATTCGATCCTAATGTATCCTCCTGCACAGAACAGAGCGATGGACCTCGAGCACCTAAAAGGGCACTTGAATAGGGTCTTCGACCACTCTCGCAAGTTCATTTCGAATTTGCCACGCGGGCAGGTTGTCCCTGATGAACCGGACGCGAAATTCGCGCTCAGCGGGTATTCGTGGAAGTCAAAGAAATTTCACGTTTGGACGCTTCATTTTGATCGATCAATTGGGCGATTCACTTTCAAACCGGCTTCAACATGGGCAGCTCAAGACGAAGATGCGTACAAGTTGATATGCTACATCGGTGATGCGGATCCGGTTGCTGAAGCCAAGGAAAGGTTGGTGTCACTTCTCCGAGCACGTGGAAAGCTTCGCTCGGGCTCTTTGGACATGGAACCTTTCGAAGTGCTTCGAGATATTATTCGAGAAGGGAAATTTGGTAGTGTTGGAGGGCCGATCCAACTAGTGAAGATTTATGAGCACGCCAATGCAGTGCCTGTTGGCGTATATTGGCCTGACCGGGCCTCCGGATCCATATCAGTGCTTGGTCGTCCACTTATGGAATATGAAACAACGCGTTGGGGCGTGATTGATCCCGATCAGCCTGACCGTGCGCGTCCGCCAGATGCCGTTGATCCGGTCGATACGCCGTAGATTGCCATGCCCACCACCCGCGAAACCATCCTCGTCGCGTTGCATGCGCGGCTCTCGGCGCTTCCCGCCACCGCGCTGCGCGGTGAGGTGCTGCCCGAACGCGTGCCGGCCGAGGGCCTGCTGATCCTGCGCGATGGGGAGCCCGGTGAGCCCGAGGTGACGCTGTCGCCGCTCGCCTATCACTACCAGCACCGCGCTGAAATCGAGGCGATTGTGCAGGGCGCCGACCGTGACGCCGCCTTCGACACGCTGACCGCCAGCATTGGCACGGCGCTCGCCGCCGACCGAACACTGGGCGGATTGTGCGACTGGGTCGAGGCGGAACCCCCGAGGCCGGTCGATCTGCCCGTCGAAGGCGCGGCGAGCCTGAAGGCCGCCGTGATCCCGGTGGTGTTGCACTATTCCACGGCCGACCAGCTGGCCTGACCCCGACAACCCGAGGAGAACACCATGGCACGAGCCCAGGGGGCGCGGGCGCTGATGGCGCTTGCGTTCGAGACGACCTATGGAACGCCGCCCGTGAGCGGCTTTACCCGCATGCCCTTCGCCAGCGCGTCGCTGGGGGCCGAGCAACCGCTGCTGAACTCCGAGCTGCTGGGGTACGGCCGCGATCCGCTGGCGCCGATCAAGGACGCGGTGACGGCGGACGGCGATGTCGTGGTGCCGCTCGACGCGGAGGCCTTCGGCTTCTGGCTGAAGGCGGCCTTCGGCGCGCCCACGACCACGGGCGCGGAGGCCCCGTACACCCACGAATTCCAGTCGGGGGCATGGACTCTGCCCTCGATGTCGATCGAGACCGGCATGCCGGAGGTGCCGCGCTATGCGATGTATTCCGGCTGCGTGCTCGACCAGATCACCTGGCAGATGCAGCGCTCCGGCCTGCTGACCGCAACCGCGCGGCTCGTGGCGCAGGGCGAAACGGTGGGCACGACCACCAGCGCTGGGACGCCTGCAGCTCTCGAGCTGAAGCGCTTCGGCCATTTCAACGGATCGATCACGCGGAATGGGACCGCGCTCGGCAACGTCGTCTCGGCCGAGATCACCTATGCCAACAACCTCGACCGGATCGAGACGATCCGGAACGACGGCCGCATCGACGGGGCGGACCCGTCCATCGCGGCGCTCACCGGCCGGATCGAGGTGCGCTTCGCCGACCAGACGCTGGTGACGCAGGCCATCAACGGCGAGGCCTGCGAGATGGAGTTCGCCTACGTCCTGCCCTCGGGCGAAAGCTTCACCTTTACCGTGCACGCCGTCTACCTGCCGCGCCCGCGCATCGAGATCTCCGGGCCGCAAGGCGTGCAGGCCACCTTCGACTGGCAGGCCGCCCGCGACAGCGTGGTCGGCCGAATGTGCACGGCAACCCTGATCAACGACATCGAGGTGTACTAACGATGCTGACGCTCGACCTGACCAATGCCCCACGCTGGCACGACCTCGCCCATGGGGTCCGGGTGCAGCTGCGCCCGCTGACCACCGCGCTGATGGTGGCGACGCGGAGCGACCCGGCCATCGAGGCAGTTCCGGAGGAAGCCTCCGACGAGGAGCGCGCCGTCGCCTTCGCCAAGGCGCTGGCGCGGCGGGCGGTGCTCGGCTGGGAGGGCATCGGCGACGCTGACGGCAATTCCATCGATCCCAGCCCCGAGGCCATCGACGCGCTGCTCGATGTCTGGCCGATCTTCGAGGCCTTCCAGCTGACCTACGTCTCCAAGGGTCTGCTGCTGGAGCAGGAAAAAAACGTCTCCGCGCCCTCGCCGAATGGTCCTTCGGAGGGGGCGATCGATACTGCGACGCCTGCCAGACGGCGTGCGAAGACTACCCGGCGCGGCTGAACCGTCCGGAAACTCCGGAGGGTTGGCAGGTTTGGGACCTGGTCGGCCGCCTCGGTGGCCAGCTGCGCGTGCTGCCGGGCGCGGTGATCGGCTGGGACATGTCCGCGGCGCTGGCGCTCGGTGACGCGCTCGGCGTGCCGCCCGTCGCGATGGCCGAACTGCTGCCCGTGATCGAAGCGGTGATGGTCGCGAAACTTAACGAACAGATGGAACGCCCCGATGGCTGAAAAGCGTGTGTCCGTCCGCTTGGCTGCGGTCGGCGGGCGACAGGTGCGCGCCGAGCTGGAAGGTGTCGGCGAAGCCGGGTCGCGCGGCTTCGGACGGCTGAGCCGGGAGATGGAAGCGGCGAACGCCCGGCTCGCGGCCTTCTCGCGCCGGGTCCGTGTGGCGGCCGCCGCTGCCGTGGCAGCAGCTGCAGCCGCCGGTGTGGCGATGATCCGGTCTGGGCTGCAGACGGTCGATGCGCAGGCGAAGCTGGCGCAATCCCTCGGCACCACGGTCGCCTCGATCCAGGCGCTGGAGCGCGCGGGCGAGCTGGCGGGCGTCTCGATGTCCGGCATCGAGCAGGCCACCAAGGACCTGACGCGCCGTCTTAGCCAGGCGGCGGCCGGGACCGGTCCCGCCGCCGATGCGCTCGACCGGCTGGGCCTTTCTGCAACCGACCTGATCGCGCTGCCCCTGGACCGGCGCGTCGGCGCCATCAACGCCGCCATCGAGAACTTCGTGCCCGCCGCAGAACGTGCCGCGGTCGCGGGGCAGCTTTTCGGCGAAGAAGGCTCCATCGCCATGTCGCGCATCGACACCGCGACGCTGCGCCAGGCGACGGAGGACGTCCTCGCCTTCGGCGTCGTGGTCTCGGAGCAGGATGCCGACCAGATCGAGCGGACGAACGATGCCATCTCCCGGCTCGGGCTGATCTGGCGCGGGCTGTCGAACCAGCTGGCTGTCGCCGCAACCCCCGCGCTGGAGGCCGTTGCCGACGCCATGGCGGCGGTCGCAAGCCGCACCGGGCCGCTTGGCATCGCGATCCGTGGACTTTTCGACAACATCGGCCGCCTGACCACCTATGCCGCGACCTTCGCGGCCTTCCTCGCAGGCCGCTGGGTGGCTGGCATGGCCGCCGCTGCGCTCTCCGTCCGCGGTCTTGCCACGGCGCTGGTCTTGCTGCGTGGGGCGCTGATCCGCACCGGCATCGGGGCGCTGATCGTGGGCGCAGGCGAGCTCGTCTACCAGTTCACCCGCCTCGTCTCCGGCGCGGGCGGCTTCGGCGAGGCCATGTCGCTGCTGAAGGATGTCGCCGTCGAGGTCTGGGAGCGGATCCGCATGGGTGCCGCTGCGGCGGGCGCGGCCGCCACGGCGATGTTCTTCGACCTCAAGGCCGATGCGGCGTCCGGCATGCAGAGCGCCATCGAGAGTGTCGTCGGTTTAGGGAATACGGCGGCAAACACGTTCGAGGGGGCCTACGAGGCGATCAAGGCTACCTGGGGCTTGCTGCCCGCCGCCATCGGGGATCTGGCGTTCCAGGCGGCCAACAGCCTGATCGACGGTGTCGAGGCAATGCTGAACGGCGTGGTCTCGCGCATCAACGGCTTCATCGGTGGCATCAACCAGGGGCTGGAAGCGCTCGGCTCCGAGCGGCGCATTTCGCTGGTGCCCGACCTCGACCTCGGCGAGATCGAGAACCGCTTCGAGGGCGCGGCCAGTGCTGCCACGACGGCGGCGCAGGCAGCCTTCGATCGGGCCTTCGAGGACAACCCGCTGACCGCGCCCGATCTCGGTCTGACCGAGGCGGCAAATCGGGCGCTCGAGTCCGCGAACGTCTATCGCGGCGCCGCGCGCGATCTGGCGGAAGGGGCGCGGGCCCCGCTGGAAAGCTGGCAGGCGCTGCGCGATGCGGTCCGGGGCACAGATGAGGATGGCGCCGATGCGCTGGCCGAGGCCACGGCCGCAGCGGAGCGGTTCGAGACCGCGCTCGACGGCGCTGGACAGGCAGCAACCGACGCCGGCGCTGCCGCGGGTACGGCGGCTGCTGCGGCGGAGCCCGTGACCGAAGCCGCCGTCACCGGGTGGCAGGCGGTGACGGCGGCGCTGTCGGATTACGCCAGCAAGGCGCGCGACATCGGCGGCGACATCGGCCAGAGCCTCGTCGGCGCCTTCCAGTCGGCCGAAAACGCGGTTGGCCAGTTCGTGCGGACCGGCAAGCTGAACTTCCGCGATCTGGTGACTTCGCTGCTGGCCGATCTCGCCCAGCTCGCGGCGCGGCGGTTCATCCTCGGGCCGATCGCCAATGCGCTCTCGGGTGTGTTTGCCGGGGCGGGCGGCATCTTCGCCAACGTCCTGCATGCGGGCGGGATAGTGGGGTCTGCGGGGCCTTCGCGCATGGTCTCGGCCATGGCTTTCGCCGCCGCCCCGCGAATGCATTCAGGCGGCATGGCGGGGCTTCGCCATGACGAGGTACCCGCGATCCTGCAACGCGGCGAGCGCGTGCTGTCGCGGCGCGAGGCGCAGAGCTACGGCGCGGGCGGCGGGGTCAACGTCACCATCATGGCGCGCGACGCCGAAAGCTTCCGGCAGTCCCGTACGCAGGTCGCGGCCGACATTGCCCGCGCCGTGTCGCTCGGGCGGAGAGGCATGTAATGGCGTTTCACGAGGTCCGGTTTCCGGACGACATCAGCCGCGGCGCGCGGGGTGGGCCGGAACGGCGCACCCAGATCGTCGAGCTTGCCTCGGGCGACGAGGAGCGCAACGCCAGCTGGGCGAACAGCCGCCGCCGCTACGACGTCGCCTACGGCATCCGCCGCGCCGATGATCTCGCCGCCGTCGTCGCCTTCTTCGAGGCGCGGAACGGTCGGCTGCATGGCTTCCGGTTCAAGGACTGGGGCGATCACAAGTCCTGCCTGCCCTCGGGCACGCCGTCGCCAACCGACCAGACCATCGGCACCGGCGACGGTGCGACGACCGCCTTCCAGCTCGTGAAGCACTACGCCTCTGGTGCGCAATCCTGGACGCGCGCCATCGGCAAACCTGTGGCCGGAACCTTGCGCGTCGCACTCGATGGCGCGGAGGAACTTGGCGGCTGGTCCGTCGACACGACCACCGGTGTCGTCACCTTCGACACCGGCCCTTCGGCGGGCGTTGCCATCACCGCGGGCTTCGAGTTCGACGTGCCGGTTCGCTTCGACACAGACGCTCTCGACGTGACGCTCGACCTCGAGCGGCTCGGCTCGATCACATCCATCCCGTTGCTGGAACTGCGCCGATGAAATCCCTCGATCCCGCCCTGCAGGCCCATCTCGGCGAGGGCACGACTACGCTCGCCTGGTGCTGGCGGATAACGCGCGCCGACGGCGTCACCTTCGGCTTCACCGATCACGACCTGACGCTCAGCTTCGACGGGACTGACTTCGAGCCCGAGAGCGGGCTGACCGCCTCCGAGGTCCGCTCTGGCTCGGACCTGTCGGTGGATGCGCAGGACGCGGAAGGCGTGCTGACCTCGGACCGAATCACCGAGACCGACATTCTCGACGGCCGCTGGGACAACGCCGAGGTCGAGGTCTGGCGCGTGAACTGGGCGGACACGGGTCAGCGCGTGCTGATGCGCCGGGGCGCCATAGGTCAGATCCGGCGTGGACGTCTGGCCTTCGTGACCGAGGTCCGCTCGCTTGCCCACGTGCTGGGCCAGACGGTCGGTCGGACCTTCCAGACGACCTGCGACGCTGCGCTCGGCGATGGACGCTGCGGCGTCGATCTCGAAGATCCCGCCTACAAGGGCGCGGGTGCCGTCATCGATCTCCTGCGGGATCGCGCGTTCACTGCCTCGGGGCTCAGCGGGTTCGAAGCCGGCTGGTTCACGTTTGGCACCGTCGAATGGACGAGCGGCGCGAACGCCGGGCGTCGCGCGGAAGTGCTGGGCCACGACGTGACCGACGGCATCGCGATACTGACCCTGCTCGAAGCACCGGTGCGCGCGATCGCCGAGGACGACGCCTTCACCATCCGCGCGGGCTGCGACAAGCGGATCGAGACCTGCGGGGCGAAGTTCGCCAACACCGCCAACTTCCGCGGCTTCCCGCATATCCCCGGCCAGGATGCCGTGCTGCGCTACGCCACCAAGGATGGTGGCCACGAGGGAGGCGTCCTATGACGCAACCCCTCGCATTGGCTGACCCCGCGCGCGTCATCGCCATTGCGCGATCCTGGCTCGGCACGCCCTACCACGACCAGGCCAGCCTAAAGGGCGTGGGCTGCGACTGCCTCGGGCTCGCGCGGGGCGTCTGGCGCGAGGTCGTCGGCCCCGAGCCGTTCCGAATCCCGCCCTACAGCCGGGACTGGGGCGAGACCGGCCCGCGAGAGGTGCTGGCGGAAGGCGCGCGGCGAATGATGATCGAGGTGGCACCGGCGGTGACCGGTCCCGGCGCGCTGGTGCTCTTCCGCATGAAGCCCCGCGCCATCGCCAAGCATGTCGGGATCCTTACCGGTGCCGGCTCCTTCCTCCACGCCTATGAGCGGCTCGGCGTGATCGAGGAACCGCTCACCCCATCCTGGCGGCGGCGCATCGCCTTCGCTTTCCTGTTCCCGCAACGCTGAGATCCCGCCATGGCCACCCTCGTTCTCGGCGCCGCAGGCGCCGCCATTGGCGGCAGCATTGGCGGAGCCATCCTCGGCGTCAGCGCCGCGACCATCGGCGGCTTCATCGGCTCCACCATCGGCTCAGTCGTGGACAGCTGGATCATCTCGTCGCTGGCGCCCACGCAGCGCATCGAGGGCGCGCGGCTCGACACGCTGCGCATCACCTCGGCTACCGAGGGCGCGGTGATCCCGCGGCTCTACGGGCGCATGCGGATGGGCGGCAACATCATCTGGGCGACCGACTTCCGCGAGGAGACGATGACCACCACCCAAGGCGGCGGCAAGGGAGGTGGAGGCGGCAAGGTCAAGACGACCGAATATCTCTACTACGCCAGCTTCGCCGTCGCGCTCTGCGAGGGTCCGATCACCGGCATCGGCCGCATCTGGGCCGACGGCAAGCCGATGGACCTCTCCGGCGTGACCTGGCGCTGGTATCCGGGCGACGAGGCGCAGACGGCCGATCCGTTCATCGCCGCGAAGATGGGCGCGGCCAGCACGCCGGCCTATCGCGGCACGGCCTATGTGGTCTTCGAAGAGCTGGCGCTCTCGACCTACGGCAACCGCCTGCCGCAGCTGTCGTTCGAGGTGTTCCGTCCGCTCGCCGATCCCGACACCGCCGAGGGGCTCACCCGCGCCGTCACCATGATCCCGGCCTCGGGCGAGTTCACCTATGCGACGCAGGCGATCCGCAAGACCGATGGCGGCGCGACGGTGCCCGAGAACCTGAACGCGCTGGCCGACTCCACCGACATGGTCGAAGCGCTCGACCGGCTGCAGGCGATGGCCCCGGCTGTGACAAGCGTCAGCCTCGTGGTGGCGTGGTTCGGCGACGACCTGCGCGCAGGCTCCTGCAAGGTGCGGCCCGGCGTCGAGGTCTCCGCGAAGTCGACCACGCCCGCCAGCTGGTCGGTGAACGGCGTGAGCCGCGCCAATGCCTTCCTCGTCAGCCGCGACGACCAGGACCGGCCGGTCTATGGCGGCACGCCGTCCGACTTCGCGGTGGTTCAGGCCATCCAGGAGATGAAGGCGCGCGGACTGCGCGTCACCTTCTATCCCTTCATCCTGATGGACGTGCCGCCCGGCAACACGCTGCCGAACCCGTATTCCGACAGCGCCGCGGAGACGGGTCAGCCTGCGTTTCCTTGGCGAGGGCGGATCACCTGTTCGCCTGCCGCTGGCTACGCCGGATCGGTCGACAAGACCGCCACGGCCGCAAGCCAGGTCGCGGCGCTGTTCGGCGCGGCCACGCCCGCGAGCTTCAGCGTTTCGGGTCAGACGGTTTCTTGGACCGGACCATCCGGCGACTGGGGTCTGCGGCGCATGGTGCTGCACTACGCCCATCTCTGCGTGGCGGCGGGCGGGGTCGACGCCTTCCTGATCGGCACCGAGATGCCGGGGCTCACGACGATCCGCTCGAGCGCCAGCACCTATCCGGCGGTGCAGGCGTATCGGGACCTGCTTGCGGATGTGCGGTCGATCCTCGGGTCCGGTGTGAGCCTCGGCTATGCCGCCGACTGGTCGGAGTATTTCGGGCATCAGCCGGGCGACGGCTCGGGCGATGTGTTCTTCCATCTCGACCCACTATGGGCCGATCCGGAGATCGATTTCGTCGGGATCGACAACTATATGCCACTGTCGGATTGGCGCGACGGCTTCGAGCATATCGATGCAGCCGAGGGCTGGCCCGCGATCTACGACCGGGCCTACCTGCAGGGGAACATCGCGGGCGGCGAGGGCTTCGACTGGTTCTACGCCAGTCCGGCGGATCGAACCGCACAGGTGCGGACGCCGATCACGGATGGCGGCGCGGGAAAGCCGTGGGTCTTCCGCTACAAGGATCTTCGCGCCTGGTGGTCGAACGCACACTACAACCGCCCCGGCGGCGAGGAGAGCGGCACCCCAACCGAATGGGCGCCGCAATCCAAGCCGATCTGGTTCACGGAACTCGGTTGCCCCGCTATCGACCGTGGCACCAACCAGCCGAACGTCTTCTTCGACCCGAAGTCGTCCGAGAGCTTCACGCCGCATTTTTCGCGGGGCTGGCGCGACGACGCCATCCAGCGGGCGTATCTCGAGGCGACGTACCTCTGGTGGGGCGAGGCCGCGAACAACCCGGTGTCCTCGGTCTACGGCGGTCGGATGGTGCATGTCCCCGAATGCGCCGCCTGGACCTGGGACGCGCGGCCCTATCCGTTCTTTCCGGCGCTCACCGATGTCTGGACGGACGGTGGCAACTGGCGGCTCGGCCACTGGCTGACCGGGCGGCTTGGGGCGGTGTCGCTGGCCGCGCTCGTCCGCCACCTTTGTCTGCGCGCCGGGCTGCCCGAGTCCCGGATCGACGTCACCGGGCTCTGGGGCGCGGTCGAGGGCTACGCCATCACGGCGCTGGAGAGCCCGCGCGCCTCGATCACGACGCTGTCGCGCCACTTCGGCTTCGACGCCGTCGAGACCGAGGGGGTGATCCGCTTCGTAATGCGCGGCCGGGCCTCCGTCACCACTCTCGTACCCGACGATCTGGTGGCCGCCCGCGAGGGCGACGTGCTGGAACTGACGCGCGGCCAGGAGACCGAACTGCCGCAGGCGCTGAAATGGCAGATCGCGCGCGCCGACGAGGACTACGACGCGGCCCTCGTCGAGGCGCGGCGCATCACGGTAGACACGACCCGGATCGCCTCAGAATCCTTCCCGATGGCGGTGCCGCCCGAGGAGGCCGAGCGCCGCTGCCGCCGCGCGCTGATGGAGGCGTGGGTGGGGCGCGAGACGGCGGCATTCCGTGTGCCGCCCTCGCGGCTCGCGCTCGATCCGGCTGACGCGATCCGCCTCGTGCATGACGGGCGGCTGGTCGACCTGCGGCTCATCTCCATCGCCGATGCCGAGGCGCGCGGCATCGAGGCGGTGCGCCAGGACAGGGCGACCTACGATCTGCCGCCCGGCGATCCCCGCGCGGCGTCGCTGACGCGCGCCGTGGTGTTCGGCGCGCCGGATGCGGTGCTCATGGACCTGCCGCAGCTGACCGAAGACCAGCCCGCGCACCGGCCGTTTGCGGCGGCGCATGCCGTGCCGTGGCCCGGAGAGATGGCGGTGTTCCGCAGCCCGTCGACCGATGGCTTCGAGCTGCTGACGACGTTCGGCAGCCGCGCCCGGATCGGGGCGCTGGTCTCGGACTTCTATGCCGGCCCCACGTCGCGCTTCGATCTCGGCAATGCGCTGGTAATCGATCTGCTGACCGGCACGCTGGAAAGCGTCACCGAGCTGACCCTGTTCGGCGGGGCGAACGCGCTGGCCATCGAGAGCGCGCCCGGCGTCTGGGAGATCGTCCAGGCGGGTGCGGCCGAGCTGCTCGCGCCCGGCCGGTATAGGCTCACCCGGCTCCTGCGCGGTCAGCGCGGCACAGAAGGCGCCATGGGCAACCCGGCTCCGGCAGGCGCGCGGGTCGTCGTGCTCGACGACAGCCTCGCATCGCTGCCGATCGCCGAGGCTGATCTCGGCATCCCGTGGAACTGGCGCGTCGGCCCGGCGAGCCGATCGGTCAGCGACGAGACCTATGTCGCGCAGGCATTCACGCCGGTAGGCGTGGGGCTGCGGCCGTTCTCCGTCGCCCATGTCGAGCAGCCGTGGCGCACGCCGCGTACGCCCGGCGATCTGACGATCCGCTGGAAACGCCGGTCCCGCGCGCTCGCCGCCGACAGCTGGGGCGCTGTCGAAGTGCCTATGGCGGAGGAACTGGAAGCCTACGAGGTCGAAATCCTGGACGGTGCCACGGTAATGCGGCTGCTGAGCACCGCCACCGCCAGCGCCGTCTACACCGCCGCCCAGCAGACCGCCGATTGGAGCGGGCCGCTCGGGCCCGGCGACAACCTCACCGTCCGCATCTACCAGCTCTCCGCCCTCGTGGGGCGGGGCGCGCCCAAGACCGTCACGCTGATACTCTGAAGGCCATCCCATGTCCGACGCCACGACCCATCTGCTGCTGCCCTACATCCTGGCGGCGCAGGCCCAGAAGCATGTCACCCACAACGAGGCGCTGCGGATCCTCGACGGGCTCGTCCAGCTTTCCGTCCTCGACCGGGATCTGACAGCGCCGCCCGCCATCCCCGCTGACGGTGACCGCTACATCGTCAGCTCGGGCGCGACGGGCGACTGGGCCGGCTGGGACCTCAACGTCGCGCTCTGGACCGATGGCGCCTGGCTGCGCCTGCCGCCGCGCACCGGCTGGCGGGCGTGGGTCGAGGACGAGGGCTTGCTGCTGGTCTACGACGGCGCGGGCTGGGTCGGGACTACGCCCGCGGCGTTGCAGAACATGGCGCTGCTCGGGCTGGGCACGACAGCGGATGCGTCGAACCCGTTCTCGGCCAAGCTGAACGCCGCGCTCTGGACGGCGAAGACCGTGGCCGAGGGCGGCACCGGCGATCTTTTCTACACCATGAACAAGGAGGCCGCCGGTGACGATCTGGGCCTGACGCTCCAGACCGGCTTCTTGACCAAGGCGCTGGTGGGGCTCTTCGGCTCCGACCGCTTCCGCCTCGCGGTCTCCGCCGACGGCAGCACGTTCTTCGACGGGCTCAGCGTCGACAACGCGAGCGGCATCGTCGATCAGCCCCGGCTGCCCCGCTTCAAGGCGTACACGAACTATGACAACTATGTGGGCGTCGGCTCCTGGATGAAGATTGGCCTCAACAACACCGACTACAACGATCAGGGTGCCTTCGACGCCGCGAACAACCACTTCTTGGCTCCAGTCGACGGCACCTACCTCTTCGGCGCGACGCTCATGTACAAGGTCAACGCAAGCACCGCGGCCCGCATGAGCGGGCGGCTGGTGCTGAACGGAACAACCGTGCTTCGGGGCTCATTCGGCGAGATCAGTGGTGCGCATGTCTCCGAGTGGACAGCACTCTGGCTGCAGACCATCGCACCTCTCACCGCCGGAGACACCGTCGAACTGCAAGGAGTCTTCCGCGCTGCGGACGGCTACTTCGCCGCCGATCACACGTCCCTCTGGGGCTGCAAGATCGGCTGAGCGCCGGAAGGAGGACCCGATGACACCACCCCGATCCGAAGGCTTCGTGCGCATGCCCGACGCCGAGTTCGAGGCGATCCTTACCCGCGCGGCCGAGGAAGGCGCGAAGCGCGCGCTCGCCGATGTCGGCCTCGATGGCGACGAGGCCGCGCTCGACATCCGCGATCTGCGCTCCCTGGTGGATTGCATTCGGCTGGTGCGCCGCACCGCGATGCAGACCGCCGTCCGCATGATCACCACCGGCGTCATGCTGGCGCTGCTCGCAGGCATCGCCATCAAGCTCAAGATCTTCGGCAGCGGCCCGTAGCCGCGCCCAATCCCCATTCATCAGCCCGCAATGACCCGCCCTCGAGGCGGGTTTCTCGTTTTCGGAGGCCCCCATGACGAAGACCTTCCACAGCCACTGGCGCGACGTGCCCGAGGGCACCTGGCGCTGGCCGAATTTCAGCCCGGCCGAAATCGCCTGCCGGGGCACCGGCAAGCTGCTGATCAACGAAGCGGCGCTCGACAAGCTGCAGGCGCTGCGCGACCGGCTGGGCAAGCCGCTGATCGTCCGCTCCGCCTATCGCAGCCCCGAGCACAACCGCGCCGTGGGCGGCGCCACCCGCTCGAAGCACCTCGACGGCGCCGCCTTGGACATCGCCATGGCAAACCACGACCCGGTGGCGTTCGAGGCTGCGGCGCGGGAGGTCGGGTTCCTCGGCTTCGGGTTCTACCCGCGATCGGGGTTCATCCATGTCGACCTCGGCCCCGCGCGTCAGTGGGGCGAGCGGTTCCCGGTCCGGCCGACCGCCTTCGCCGAAGAAACGCCGCCCGCGCGCGAAGTGCTGGCGGAGAGCCGCACCATGAAGGGTGGCGGGGCGGCCGGTGTCGCCACGCTGGGCGCTGCCGGCGTGGAGGTGGCGCAGAGCGTCCTGACCGAGACCCAGACCGCCATCCTGCCACTGGTGCCGTATCTCGACACGTTGCGTTGGGTGTTCATCGCCGTGGCGCTCGGCGGCATCGGGGTCACCATCTATGCCCGCCTCGACGATTGGAAGCGGGGGCGTCGGTGATCGGCGGGCTCCTCACCGGGATCGCCACGAGCCCATGGATGCGGGCGGCGCTGCGCTACGGAGCCATCGCGCTGGCAGTGCTCCTGTTCCTGCTTTCGCTTCGGCGCTCCGGGGAGCGAGCGGGACGCCTCGCCGAACGCCTCGAAACCTCGGAGAAGACCAATGACGTACAACGCCGAATGCTGGAGGCTGCGGCGCGCCGTCCTCGTTCTCGCGACGACCTGGCTGAGCGGCTGCGCGACGGTCGGTTCTGACCGTAGCGGGCCAGGGGCGTGTCCGCCGGTCGTCGAGTACAGCAGGGAGTTCCAGGCGCGCGCTGCAGAGGAGCTGGCCCTGCTGCCCGAGGGTTCGGCGATCGCGGAGACGCTCGCCGACTACAGCGTCCTGCGGGATCAGGCGCGAAGTTGTCGCAGCCCAAGCCCTTAAACACGGCAGTGGGAGAAGCGCGAGTCAAGCCGCCATATCTTGTTGATAATAATGGATAAACGAGCGTTCTAGGCGTCGTACCTACTGCGCTGGAGGAGCCGGTCAATGCCCCCGAAGTACTCAAACATAACAGTCCAGCTGACTGGACACGACAGCAATGCCTTCATGATCCTCGGCTTGTGCCGGCAGGCTGCAAAAGATGCGGGCCTCTCGCAGAAGGAGATCGACGCGTTCTACCAAGAGGCCACTAGCGGGGATCATGACCATCTGATCCAAACTGCCATGCGCTGGT